CCGGTCTCGCCCTGCGCGCCTGCCGGGCCTGTCTGCCCCTGCGGCCCCGCCGGTCCTGTCTCACCCTTCGGCCCCTGCGGACCGATGACGGAGCCGAGATCCGCAGTGCTGCCGTCCGTCAGCGTGAATACGAGCCGCCCCGCGTCCGTGACCTCCACGGCCTTTACCCCGCGGGAGATCAGCCCGCCGATCGTCACTGTGATCTGATTTGGAATCTCTACCCTCATACCTGCTCCTTACTCCACGAACGCCCGGTTCCCGCTCGCCAGCGTCGTCTTGTCGCCGTGCGTGTACCGGATATCGTAGGTGTATTTTCCCTTCGGGAATTTTGCCGTGACCGTCGCGTCGAAGTTCAGCGTGACCTGGTCGTTCTCCACCTTCGCAAAGCTGAACGTGTGGACGGTCTGCCGCGTATCGTCCAGAAACACGACCGCCATGCTGTCCGTCGTCCCGATCGTGACAGTCTCGCCGTCCTGGTCCTTCAGGTCGAACCGCAGCACGATCGAGAACGTGTCCCCCTCGTACCACCGCAGCACCCCTTTGTCGATCCTCGGGCTCGGATAAGCCCCCGGAATTGGCGTCGCCATGCCGCATCCCTCCTTTTCATCCAGTGTAGCAGACCCGGCCGCCGGATTCACCCCACGCGCAGCAAAGCCGGGGCTTTCGCCCCGGCCCGCTCATCATTCCTTCAGCCACTTGTCAATGTCCTTCGACTTCTTGCTCCTGTCAAAGCCGAGCGCCGTATAGGCCGCCAGCAGTTTCTCCTTGAGCTTCTTCCGCTCCTCAGGCGAGGCCGCAATGTACTTCGGCTTGTATTCCGTCGTGATCGCGTTGCCGATATCGCCCTTCTCGGTTCCGTGGTCGAAGTATTCCTTTGCCGCCGCTTTCAGATCTCCGCCGTCCTCGATGGTCTGCAGGATCTTGCCGTACTTCGTATAGTCCTTCCCGCCGGTCCACTCCTTGTAGAGCCAGTACGCCTTGTTCTCATCCTCGGCGTAGTCGTTCGCTAGGATTTTCTGGATCGCCTTCTCCTGCGTCACGGTCCCGGCGGCGACGGCATCCTTGAGATCCTGCTTCTGCTTCGCGTCCTGCGCGTCCTGGATCTTCTCGTTCATGTAGTCGATCCGCTCCTGCGTGCTCTTCGGCTCCATCTCCGCCTTCTGCGCATCCCCGGCAAGGACCTGATAATAATACTCTGCCTTCGCCTCGTCGCTGATATCATAGGCCTTCAGCAGCATCATCTTGTCATAGTTCTTCTCCAGCTTCCGCGCCGCCTGGATGAACGCATAGGTCTCCCGCTGTTCCTCGCCTCCCTCGGTCATGCCCTGATAGGCGGCAGTCTCCTTCGCGGACAGCGACTTGAACCCGCTCTCCACCCAGCTCTGCGCCTCTTCCGTCGCCGTCTTGCCGAACAGCAGCGCCTGTGCCCAGCTCTTCGCCCGTTCTGCGGGATTGTCGTTATACACGGGATACTGTAAGATGTCGCGTCCCTCGTTGTCGACCGAGTAGCTGCCGCCGCGGGCCGCCGCCGTCGCGCCCTGATACGCCTTTCGGATCTGCCCGCCGCCGAACGGCGTCGCCAGATACAGGCCCGGCTTCAGAAGCTCGTTTCCGATGGTCTGTGCCTTCTTCGCAGGCGCCATGTCCTCGTTCTTTGCCAGCAGCGCCTTTTCGATGTTTCCGAGGTTTGGGATGGCCGACGTCACGGCGATCCTGCCGCTGTCAATGTCCAGCCCCAGCGCCTCATCCACGCCGAGGATCGTCAACGCCTGCGTGCCCGGGAACTCAGAAATGATGTTCCCCTCAATGTTCTTGATTGCCTGATACGTGCCCGGCTTCTCCTTCGTGAAGTCCCATTTCCCGGATACCGCCGCCTGCACCGTGTTCGGCAGCTGATACCCCGTGAAATCTCCGACCGTATCATTGATGATATCCAGCGGATCCAGCGCCGCGCGCCTGCCCACAATGCTCTCGTAGAACTCATTGTAGATCCACGCGCCGATGAGGAATTTGAACATGGCCTTGGCCAGTGCCGCCACGCCCTTCTTCCGCTCCTCCTGCGCCATATCCTTGAAGATCCAGCTAAGCTCATTGTTGACCTCCAGCTGGAACTGTGTGAACAGCTTCACCAGCGGGTTCCGCGCGGAATACAGCGTCGGCGTCGAGCCTTTGCTGCGGTCTGCCATCACGCCGGAGGCAAACTGGTCCGCCTCCTGCATCGCGCTCATCTCGCTCATGCCCCGCCGCAGATTCTGGTAATACCGCGCACGGACGACGCTCCCCGTCGTGAACGTGTCGATGGATTCCATCAGCCAACCTGCACCGGCGGAGACTTTATCCATCGTGCTCATGGCCAGCCGCCCGTAGCCGCTTCGGTTGTTGATGAACGTCGACGCAGAATCCAGCCCGTCAGCGGTCTTGTAGTTTTTCAGCGTATCCCACATGCCGCGCAGCACGTCCGCCGTCGACACCTGGCTCCATGCCTGCGTGATCGGAATGAAGTTTGTGAGCGCCGAGCCCACGTTGGCCGCAACCATGTTCGCGCCCACGCGGGACTCAAACTTCTTCATGACGTTGTAGAATCTCCGGCCCATGAGCTTTTCCATGCCCCGGTCGAGCCGCGACTTCTTGCCCGCCAGCAGGTTCGTGTATTCGTCCAGCTCATCCACAAAGTTCGAAAGCCCATACCGTCCGTTCTTCGTCAGGTTTGCAACCTGCTCGTTGGCCTCGTCCGGATTGAGGAACGGGTTCATCATGATCGCGTCGATCCGCTGTTTCAGTCCCTCATCTGACGCCCGGTACCGGATCTGCGTTGCCAGCGCCCGCAGCCGCTGAATGTCCGCCGTGTGGAAGATCACGTCCGTCGCGACCTCGATGTACCGGTCAAAGCCCTGCAGCGCGTCATACGCTGTCGCGTAGCCGAGTCGGTTCTGGATGTTCGCCATGTACCGGATGCCGGGTTTGAAGTTTGCCGTGAGGCCGTTGATCGTCGCCGGCAGCGGCGACACATCGCCCTCGATCCCGGCCGCCCTTGCGAACTTCTGCAGAATGCTGCCGCCTTCCTCGTTCTCCTGGAAGTGTGGGAAATATCCCTGCAGATAATTGACCGGCTCATAGCCGTTCTCAATGCGCACCCGGTTCATATCCTGGAACAGCTTGTCGTAGACCTCATGGAAAACCTTCACGGCTGCCCGCATTTTGCCGAGATCCAGATTTGTGTTCTGCTTCTCGAATTCCTGAATGGCCGCGTTCCACTCGTCAAACGTCATCCCCCCGCGCCTTTCGACACGCGGATGCTGCTTGAGATAGTCCCGGTTGAATTCCGCCTCGCCCAGCCACTGCACCGCATAGCTCTCGGATACCAGATTCCCCTTCCGTACCTGCCGGTCGAGTCCCAGCGCCCGGATCCGGTTCTGCTGCTGCACGAGGTAATTCTTGCGTTTGCTCTCGTTCTCATGGACGGGCCAGAAATACTTGTTGATGAATTCGTTTGCCTTCTCGTCAGAGACCTTTCCCTTCCGCGCGATATCCCGGATGTTCCGCTCCATCGTCTCGCGCTGGTACTTGATCCCCATGGTCTTGTCGACCCACTTGACGGCCTCGGCTTCCGTCAGCGCCTGCTCGGCAAAGTCCCGCAGCCCCTGCTTTCGCTGCGCGTTCCATGCCTTGAGCTTCAGCGCCAGCATATCATAGTCAGCCTTTGCCTCGTAGACCTTCAGGATCTGCTGCCCGTTTTCCAGCCCTGCCACATAATCCGGGCTTGTCTCCCCGCGCAGCAGCCGGTTCACGATCTTCTGGTCGGCTTCCGTCAGCAGCGTCTTGCTCTGCGCTTTCTCGACCACTCGCCTTGCGTCCTTCAGCTGCGTCCACATCTGCTTTGTTTCTTCCGCTGTCTGCGGAATAGCAAGCTTTTCTTTGGCCTTGTTCTGTGCCTCCAGATACCGCTGCGCCACGCGCAGCCCGCTCGTCAGCCGGTCAATGGATTCCGTGAAATTCGCCTGCTGCCACTTCTTGAAGCTCGCCGCCTGCGGCCCGTAGTATTCATCCAGCGTCTTCTGTACCTTCTGAATGCCGCGCGCCACATCGTAGATCTGCATCAGCTGGTCGCTCGGCGCGGTAATGTCTGCCGGAAACAGCTCCGGCGCCATCTCCTGCAGCTGCTGATACGCCACGTCCACCGGCAAACCGTCCTTGCTGATCGTCAGCGTTCCCATTGCCGCCTTCCGGAATAGATTGTAATCTGCAATATCCTGCCGGTCCGTCTCGGAAATGGAGATCTTCTGATCCCGGATGAACTTCTTGAGGTCACCGTACTGCTCAATGTACTGCTGGTCCTCTTCCACGCCCGCCTTGTAGGCCGTTTCAAAGAGATCGTTCAGCTTCGACCGGTCAAGCTGCCCGTCCGTAAAGAACGACCGCAGTGCTTCTTCGGCCATCGGCCGCAAAACCTCCCGCTTCGCCTGCCCCGGCACGCTCAGATTCTCCGCCAGCTCGTTCACCAGCCGGCTTTCCAGCCGCCGCACATACTGCGCCGCCTTCTCCCCCATCAGATCCCGATACCGCCCGTCCTGCGAAGAATACCGGATATCCGGGTTCGTTAGGCTGAAACTTCCGTTGTTTGCAACCGCGGACTTCACCTGCGCAGAATCAAACACAGCCCATGCCTTCACGCCGTTCTCAACCGCCTGAACCCCGTCGTATCCATGCCGTTTCAGCATCTCTACCATCCCCGGCGTATTGATCACCTGCCACATGAGCTCCGGCTTCCCCGCCTGTTCCCATACGGCTTGCAGTTCGCTAGGTCTGATCTGTAGCCGCTTCGCAAGATTCACATAATTCCCGCTGTATCCGCCGTCAGTGTTTCCAACATCCGCCGGATTCTCCACGCGAATATATGCCGGGATAATACGATCGACGTTCCCTGCGTAGATCGATGCCTCCGGCAGAATTCGCTCAACGCTGCGCGTCGCAGTGGAGTATTCTTCCGCGTACTTGATGTTTGCAGTCAACCAGATTGGTTTCCCGCCTACATCAAACTTTGTAAATTTCGCTCCGGCACCGTGGAACACAAGCAGTGGCTCGCCTGTCGTGTTCGTTGCCTTGCTGTCTGCGAACCAATCCCGGAACGCTGCCGTCTGCGTCTTCTCCCGCTCATCAACCAGTTTCTGCATGAGCCTCGGATTCCGCAGGAAAACGGCGTCCTTAAACACACCGCGCCCGCTCCCATCGTCCAGCATCGCAGAGACGGTCTCAAGGTTCTGTTTATCCCGCTCCGACGCCTGCCGCGCGCTGGCAGAAGAATACCGGATATCCGGGTTTGTCTTGTCGAACGTCCCGATGTTATCCGTCGCGGATTTGATCTGTGTGGAATCAAATACAACATAGAATTTGTCGTAAGCCAGATCTTCTTTACTTCCATCATATTCAAAAATCACGCCGTCGTGCCCATGTTCTTTGGCGTAGCGAATAAACGGTGCTTCTGCAATGTTATCCGTGAATTGTTCCGGGGACAATTTCACCGTGTACGGATTCTTCATCTTGAGATAGGCTTCAATGATACGGTTTCCCCTGCGTTCATCTGCCATGCTCTCTGCATAATCCCTGCTTTCACTGAAGAAGTACGCTCCGTTCTCCTGCTGGAAAGTATTAAATTCCGCATTCGTTCCGTGGTACACCACTTTCGGTGTTCCGTCCTCATTGACAACCTTGCTCGCGTTTTCCGGGTGGTTCTGCCAGTCGCCGAACCAACGCTTGAATTGTTGCGATTGTGTTACATTTTTTAACTTTGGCTTGACAGTCGACCCCTCATCCCTTATACTGGCCAAAAAGCCGTTGTCAGTATCAGGCATCTTGGGCATTGGGACCCTTGCCACCTGGTACAAAGCAGCGGCTTTTACTTTGTCCACATAGAACAATGTTGTTTCGCCGTTATTGGACTTCTCAATCGCGTTTGTGAGCAGTCCCGTCACCGCATTCTTCTTTTCATAAATGCTGGTAACGGCATTGCTGTCAATGACAATCGAATTCTGTCTGCCGAACCCGTCAATGTACACCGGAATAATCACAGTTTTGGCGTCTTTGATGAACGGCAGCAGCGCAACGACGCCTGTTCCTCTCTGTGATTCAGATGCGATGATCGCGACCGGGCTTTTCATCGCACGCGGGAGCTGCTTCAACATCGGTTCCCCAATGTGATGCTCCTCATCTTTTGTGCCATTGAGTGCGTAGTCCACATGCGTCTGATTGATCGTGACCGGCAACGCATTAAAGCCCACCTTCTGAAATACTTCCGGTGTCGGCCCGACCACCAGCGTATCATTTTTCCCGATCTTCCCGGCTTTCCAGTCGTCCACCTGTTCTGCAAACGGCTTTGTGAAATCATACTTTTCTGCTTTTGATGCAGACATCTTCGCCGGTGGCGCTCTCGCGCTGCCGGATTTTTTCTGCCACTGGCCGACCTCCATCTTCACGTCCGCGCGCAGCTTGTTCGTGCCGTAGTCCGTGCGGTTCATGCCGGCGTAGGTATCCGCGATGATCTCCTCGACGTAGGCGTCCGTGTCGTCGCCGTAGATCCCGGCGTAGGCGTCCACGTAGCTCTCGATCATCTCCTTTGTGATCTTGCCCTCGCCCAGCAGCCGCTTCTGGATCTTCGCTGCCATCTCCGGCCAGCGCTTGACAAGCAGATGATACCCCTCGTGTTTTGCCAGCTCGAACGCAGAATACTCCTCACTGTCTGCCCGGATGAGCACGGAGCCATCCTCCGTCACGGCAGCGTCCGCATAAAACGTCTGCCCATCGATCTCCTGCGTCAGCTGCCCGGTGAAGAACCGCGCGTTCTGCACGCCCATCGACCGGAAGAACTTTTCTGCCGCCTGGATATCCTCGCTTCTGGCCTCCTGTCCCTTCGGCATGACGCGCACTTTTTGCGTGTTGTCCTTTCCAAAGCCGAGCGTCGAAAGTTCTACTTCATCCCAAGCCTTTGCGAGATCTCTTGCACCCTGCGCTCTCTTTCTTCCGGCGTCAGCTCTTTGCTGCTGCGCTGTGCTTTGGCGAACGCCTCCAGCTTGTCCTTCGGCACGCTGACCAGCCTGCCCGACTTGTCCTTCATCAGTAACCTCGATACTGCCATTGTTTACCCCTTTCTGCCCTGCGGCAAGGCCCGCTCGATAGGCGGCTGCCGCCACGTCCTGATTCATTCCCTCTGCATAGCGCATGGCCCGCTGCTCGCTCGCGCCGAGTCTGCCCTGCTCATAGACCTGTCCGAAGCTCTGCGCATACTGCTCCGCCGGCATGCCCGTCGTATTCCCGTTCAGGAAATACGCCGCCGTCTGCTCGTCGTAGCCCGCTCTCTGTGCCTGCGTCTGCAGATACTGTTCCTCCTGCTGCAGCGCGGCTTCATCAAGCGCCTGCTCCGCGTCCGCCGTCTGCCGCTGGGCATACTGTACCGGATCCAGCTCTCCCATGTTCTCTGTCCCCGGAATTGGCGCAAATAAGCTGTCCTGGTCGTACTGCTGCTGCGCCGCCTGCTGGGCCTGCTGAACGGCCTGTACAGACTGTTGTGCGCGGCTCTGTTCCTGCTCCTGCTGATATTGCTGTGCAAGCCTCTGGTTTTCCTGTGCCGTCTCCGCAGCGCTCTTGTAGATCTGGAATGTCTTCTCGTCCGCCTCGGCCTGCTCCTGCTCCTGCCGGGCCTGTTCCTGCAGCTGCTCGAGCCGGGTCAGCGTCTCCGGAACGCGCGGCTCCTGCCCTTCGTCCACGGCCGCCTGCTGCTCCTTCGCCACCTCACGCAGCGTGTTCTCCACGGTCTTCTGCGTCACCTCGCCGCCATCGTCCACGGTCTGCTGCAGTTCCTCGGCCAGCTGGTGCGCCTTCGTGCCCTCTTCCTGCGCCATGCCATAGTCGATGACGTCTTGCACTTCGCCCGCCTCGATGACCGCTCTGGCCGTCTGCGTGACGTTTGCCTCCAAAATCACGCGGTTCACGCCCGCATACGTCCCGGACATGGCAAGGCCGGACAGGCCACCCGCGAGGAACGAAAGGCTGTCTTCTTTTGCGAAGTCTCCGACCATCGCCGCCAGCGCCTGCGCCGGCGTCCTGCCCTCTGCGATATAATTTGCGTAGGCCGTCATGACCTCACCCCGGTCATGCTTCGCCACCACGTCATACGCACGGTTTAGCCAGTTGGACGCGATCTCTTCCGCGCCTTCCGACGCGAACGACCGCAGTGCCTTCTCCCAAACGGCCTTGCCGCTCAGCATGTTCTCGATGATATCGCCCACAGAATACTTTTCCGTGAATCCCTCGATCGCGCCCTCGACGATACCGTCGACCAGCGCGTCCGCGTTGGACTTTCCGTTCTGGATCCCCTCATACACGGAATCCGCCGCGACCTGCGAGCCCATCACCCAGTTCATGGTCTCCGCAACCGCGTCCTTCGCCCCCGCACCGGCCACGCCGCCAAAGGTTCCAACGAGCCCCGTCGATACCGCCATGTTGACCGCGCTGTCCAGCGCCGACGTGCCCGCCTGATAGAGGAACTGACCCGTCGGGTTCATATTCTGCATCACGCTCTGCCGAATGCCAGAGGACAGACGCGACGCGTTGTATGCCGGGCTGTAAACGTTCGTCGGCATATCCTCGTTCTGATATCCGCCCGCCCACTTCGGCAATACGCCGCGCAGCGACTCCACATTGCCCAGTGCCTTCCCCGGCGCCAGCGCCGCAGAGAACAGCGTCGCCGCAGCTTTTCCCGCGAAGGATCCGCTTCCCATCTCCTGCGCCGCCTGGTCGAGCTTCTGCGCGTTGTCGTAGTCGTCCAGCACCTTCTGCCATTCCGCCAGCTGCTTCAGCTTCTCGTCGTCATATCCCTTCTCGTTCAGCGCCGTCTTCGCGTCGTACTTCGCATACGCCCGCACCTGATATCCGTTCAGTTCCTGCCCGCGGTACTGCCGGAGCAGATTCTGGTCTTCCTCGCTCAGGTTCCCGATCGCCTCCTGTGCCCGGGCCAGCACGCTCTGGCTGTCGACCTGCGCCTTGCGCTCCTTCAGCGCGTCGATCTCGTTCTGCAGCTGCGTCACGCTCTTCCCATTTTCCGAAAGCCCGGTCCCGGAGAAATGCGTGTCCGCCTGTTCGATCTCCAGCGCCTCGATCTGCTTGCCCAGCTCCTGCGACGTCCGCCGCATCCCGCGCACCTGATCCCGCTGCGCGGTCTGCGCCGCTTTTGCACGCCGGTTCTGCGCATCCACGTCCCCCCGCACCTGCTGCGTGGCTGGCGCAAACCGGCCGGCCAGCAGTGCGCTCTGCTGGCGCAGAGCTTGCGTTCCGAGATTTCCTTGCGCCCGCATCCGTGCCGCAGCATTTTTCTGTTCCGTCTGCTCGCGGCGCAGTTCCTGTGTTGTAAGCTGCTCTGAGGTATTTGTCGGCGTCTTCTTCGTCCCGCTCAGATACGGCTTCATTTTTATCTGCGCGAGCTCCGCTTCGCGCACGGCATTCTGATATGCCATAAACGCCGCATACTGCTTATGCAGCGGGTCGTCCACGGTTGTCTGCCCGCTCTGCGCGTTCTTCCCGTAGTCCGGGTTCGGCAGGCCGTACTTGCTCGCGATCTGGATCTGCTTCTGGTTCAGCGTGATTCTTCCGCCGCGATAGGCGGAGGGAGCCTGCTGTGTGCTGGCTCCCTGTCCGCTGCGGATGCTTTCTGCAATCCGCTTTTGTTCCTCTGTCAGTGTGATTCGTCCCATGCTTCCCTCCGTTACCGCTGCCGTAGATACGTCGCGCCGTAGTATTCCAGATACGCCTTGAACGTATTGGACTCCAGCGCATTGTAGCCCTTGCTGTTGAGGTAGTTGTCCAGCGTCCGGCTGTCCAGATATACATTCGGGTTCTTTGCCCGGTACGCCTGCGCCGCTTTTGCAAGCGTGTTGTTCTTCTTGTCGCTCAGCTTTGAAGATGAACTGCTGCTCCCACCGCCGCCTCCGCCGCCGGATTTCTTCGCCGCGGCCTGCTCCGCCGCCAGCGCCTGCAGGTAGGCGGCGTTCTCGTTGTTTGCCTTCTGCGCCCAGTAGTCGAGCATCGTCGCCCACTGGCTCTGGTCCAGCGACCGTTCCGAGTTGTACGCGCTCCGCGCGTCCGAGAGATCCGAATAATAATCGCTGACCGTATCCCGGTAACGGCCGTAGTCCGTATCGTCCCGGCCCTTCACGAGGCTGTACTGGTTATAAAGATCCGTCCCCTCATCCTGATACCGCTGATACGCCTGCTGCTGCAGCTGCGGCACGATGTCGTTGAGGTTCTGCAGATACGCATTGTACGCCTGCTGTCCTACCTGCTCGCCGTAGGTTGAGCCGTAGCCGCCCGTCAGCGCCGCCGCCTGCCCCATCGTGTCCTGCATGGCAAGCCGCCCGAGACGCTGATACTGCTCACGGTACTGCTGGTACAGAGGATCCGTCCCCATGTCATAGCTGAATTTCTTCCGGTTCCGGATCTGGTCATACAGGCTCGTCAGCTCATCGTCCCAGCGCGACTGATACGCGCCCGGCTTGCTGGCCTTGACCTGCTCCAGATACGCCTGCGCCGCCTGTACGCTGCCCGACGGCGTGTACCCGCTCTCCAACCCGTTCAGCTTGCTTCTCGTGTAGTCCGACACGCCGGACATGGTGTAAGGGCTGTTCCTGGTCTGATAGCTGCCGCCGTAGTTCCTCGTCGTTTGGTTCTTGTTCACCAGCTGCGACTGGTAGCTGCCGTCTGCGTTCACGCCCGTGATGCGGTACGTGCCGCCGCCGGTCACGACCTCGTCGCCGGTCGAAAGCCCCGCCGGGGCCCTGCCGCCCGACTCTACTCGATATACGCTCATAGTTTCACCGCCTTAAAGCTTGAAATGTGTCGCGTACTGCTTCGGCATGTACGCCTGGTTGTAGGCGTTGAAATATCCCTGATAGTAGCTGTTGTATTTCGCCGCCTCGTTTGCATACTTCGTCGTCTCCCCGTTGGCGTCGCAGATCTTCATCCCCAGATACCAGCGGTAGATCTCATCATACGGCCACGGGATCAGCAGCTCCGTTTCCAGATCCACGTCCTCCCCATAGCCCGTAAACGGCTCCGGTTCCTTCTCGTGCTCGTGCGTACAGATGATATCCCGATACACGATTCCGTCCAGCTCCGACAGCCACCGGACCTTATCCGGCGTCTCGTACTGGTTCGACAGTAACCGGTCGACCGTCTCGATCGCTTCCCGAATTTTCATTTTTCCTCCTTACCAAAAGAAGGGGCATTTCTGCCCCTTCCTCTGCTTCCTGCCGTCATGGGCATTCACTTGTCAGTTGTCCGCCTGCGCGCGGCGGAAGGCTTCCTCCTCCGCCATCCGCGCGTTCATCAGGACTTCATACACCGGCAGCGGGACCTGCACGTCCTTGCCCTTCGGCACCATGAACGTCCGGCCGTTCACCGCCACGAAGCGGCTCTGCTCCTCGTTCTCCTGCCCGCGGGGCAGGTAGATCGTCTTCATGACGTTCCACACGTCTTCCGGGTTTTCCTGTACAGCCGCCGCAGCGGTCTTCTCAGTTGCCATTGTATGTGCTCCTTTCTCAGTTGGCTTCGTCCGTGCCGGAGTATGCGCTGCAGCTCTCCACGCGGACCATGCGGTCCTCGTACAGCAGCTTCGCCGCCATCTCCGCCTTGTAGCCGACGGTCGAGAACTGGTTCAGCGGGCCGCCGATCTCGTCCTTGCCCTTGACGATCATCTCAAGATTGCCGCCCTCCGGGTCGATCATCTTGTATGCGTCCTTGCCGAGGAACAGCGTCGCGTACACGCTGTAGTAGACCGTCGTTCCTCCGCTAGACGCTGCAGTCTTGACCGGGCATGTCGAGTTGTTGAAGATCTTCGCCTCCGTCGTCTCGACAAACCGGACGCCGTGCAGCTCGCCGATCTCACCCGAGAACAGCGGCGTGACGTCTGCATACTTGTGCGCCTCGACCCATGCGTCCGAGGACCGCAGGTCGTATGCGACCGACGGGTGGATGATGGCGACGTACTTGCCGTCGATCTTCGGAGCCTTCATCTTCTTCAGCGTCGTCACGGCCTTGTTGACCTCGTCCGGCGTCAGCTTCGCCGTCAGGTCGAGGCCTGCGCGGCTGGTGACTGCCGTATGCGCGCCGCCCGCTGCGACCTTGTCGCAGTACTGCACGTTCGAGCCTGCCACGACCGCGTCACGCACGCGCTTATCGATGGACGTGCCGGCGGAAGCGCCGAGCTCTTCGGTCGCACCCAGGATGACGTTATCCAGCGCATGCAGCTCCAGCTGGTCGGAGACCGTCACGTACAGGCCGATCTGCTTGATCGCGCCGGTCGTGCTGGTCTGGCCCATCTTCTGGCCGGTCGGGATGACGCCTTCGGTCAGCTCCTCCGCGTCCTTCAGCGTGTTCCACTTGCGCCACTCGACGGTCTTGCCGTGGTTGCGCGGCAGTGCCTGACGGCCTGCCAGCTGCGCATGCACGAGGTTCGGCCGTGCGTTCTCGAGCAGCTGCGTGTCGTAGAACGTCTTCATGGTCGGCGCGAGCGTGTCGTTGCCGCTGAATGCGGTCGTCTGACCGGTGCCTGCGTTTACGTAGTTTCCGGTCGCGTTGACGAGCGTACCGGCGTCAGCAAAAAACTGAAATCCGACTTTGGATTTAAACATAGCTTCTTATCTCCTTTCTCAGGGGATCACTCGTTCCCCTCTTGCCGCGCGGCGGCGCATGTCCTCCACCTCCGCGCGTGACCAGTGTGTTTTCATCGGGACGTTCTCTCCGCCCGCAGCGCCGGAGCCGATCTCCTGCGGCCTTGCGCCCTGTGCCTGGATGGTCCGCATGACGTTCTCCCGCGCCTGGTTCGCCACCAGCTGCGCCTGTGCCTGTGCGATCTCCTGCTGGTGGATGACCTCATAGGCCGTCTTCGGCGGCACGCCCGCGCCCATGAGCCGCGCAAAATCCGGGTTCTGCATCTCGGTCTCAAAGTCCGCGCCGTACCGCGCCGTCACATCCCGGGCGAAGTCTGCCTGGATCCCGGCAAAGGCTTCTCGCATCTGGTACTCCTGCAGCTGCCGCCGCATGGCCGTATTCTCGGCCCTGCCGGCGTACTCCTTTTTGAGGGCGTCCGCCGACATGCCCTTTTCCATGGCCTCCGCGCTATAAAGCCGCTCGTCAGCGGAAAAGCGCTGTGCCATTGCCGCGAAGTCCGTCTTCCGCGGGTCCGACGTGTCGATCCCATAGAGCGCGCCCAGCTGGTCGATGATCGGCGCCATCGCCTCGGCCTGCCCCTTGTACTGGTTCAGTCCGCGCACGCGCTGCTTTACGACCTTCTGCACCGCAGAATCAAAGTCCTGCTTGTACCGGCCCCGGATCAGACTGTCGAACGTTTCTTCCTGTGTACCCTGTCCCTGAGCGTCGGGGACGTTGACCGGCTGCTGCTGCACCTGCGCCTGTGCGGCTGCCTCCTGCCCGCTCTGCTGACCGGCGACGTCAGCTGCGCCCATGGTCTGAGCGCCTGCGTCCGTGAATTCGCCTTCCATGCTGTAAATTCCTTTCTGGCGTTTATTCTAAAATCATCGTAGCACAAACTTTTCAGAGTTTCACCCCACGCGGATCAAGTCGGCTGTGCACTTTCTTCCGACTTTTTGCGCGCATTCTCCACGATCTTCGGCTCCTGCGTCTCGCCGGTGTGGATCTCCGGATTCTCCGCTGCCGCGGTGCTCGCCTGCGGGACTGCCTGTCCGCCCTCCTGCAGGATCTGCTGCGCCAGCCCCTCACCCATGACCGGATCGTACCGGTCTGCCAACGCCAGCGCCAGCTGCTGCCACTTGATGAGCCGCTGCTGCAGGTCTGCGTTCTCCTGAATCTTCTGGATGATCGAATCCTTTCCGTCGAAGTCCATCATGTCCAGTGTAGATAGCGCCTGGTCGACCATCTGTGGGTTGAAGAACCCCAGCTGGAAGAACTGCAGCGCCAGCTCGTTCTGCGCCATGGACGCGTACTCGCTTGCCTTCTGCGCCGAGACCTCAATGTCGAAGACCGGTTTCCGCAGCCCGTCCGGCTGTCCGTTCGCGCCGTAGAGCGTCTGTGGCTGCAGCCCCTGATTGCTGTACTGTACGAACTGCTCTGCCCCGCGCTGCCCGATGATCCGGAACTGCCGCGGCAGATCATAGAACTGCCGGATGCGCTCAATGACCATCCGGATCATCCGCGCGTAGGCCCGGTAAGCCGACTTTGTGGAGTCCTTGCTGCTCCGGCCGGACGCTTCCTGCAGCGCTGCAATGGCCGAGGCCGCCGTCACGCCGGAGCTCGTCGCGCCGTTGTTGACGTCCGTGTTTCCCGTTGTCCACTTGAGCTCCTCAATTTTGTTCTGCAAGATCGCAATGTAATTGCTGTTGAGCATGTTCACCTGGATCGGAACCAGACTGTCCTGCCCCAGATTCCCGTCCACATGTACAAACGGCTTCGTCCAGTCCGCGAATTCCTGCTCATTGACCGACCCGTCCGACCGCTTGAACCACCTTGGCGTCGTCGTCATGATCGCGTTCTTCACGATCGCCTGGTTCATCCGGTCGATCTGCTCCTGCGTCGACTTGCCGATGTCGATATAGCCGTATCCCGCTATGCTCCCCTCCACCGGGAACAGCGCGTCGACCACAAACGGGTATTCCCCGTCGTCATACAGGCCCGTCTCCGCCATGGGCTTTCCGACCGGCTGCTGCACGATGCTGCCGTCCGGCATGGTCATCGTGTCATACCGCTGCTCTGTGTCGTTCTCCGTCGCCTGCAGGATGGTGTCGCCCACCAGCTTCGCGAAGTGCAGCACCTGCCGTCCGTTCTGATATTTCTTGTAATACCAGTCTACCACCATCGACTTGTTGTCAAAATTGATGACGTCGTCCGTGTTGTACTTCTGCTGGATCTGCGGATTGGAGTTGAGCTTTCCCCGCAGCTCCGGGTACTTCTCGACCAGCAGATCGTTGTCCACCATCTCAGTCAGGAAGATGTTCTTCGACTTCTGCAGATCCCGCACGCCCGGCTCCCAGAAGAAAGACAGAATATCCACCGGCTGCACCGAGATATCCCCGAGGCCGTTCAGCTTCGAAGAATCCCACTTCACGTGCCAGATGAGCGTGCCCTGCTTGAGCTTCGTCCACTGGCTGTCCGAATAGACCTCTTCAAAGTCGTTCTGTTCCAGAATGACCGGCAGCACCGAGGAAAGCTTCGCCGCCTCCTCCCGGTCGTCCGGTTCCCGCGGGCGGATCGCCGGGGCCGGATAGGCCGCGATCGCGTCCGCGTGCTTGCCCATGATGACGTTGAAGAGCCACGCCGACGTCCACTTGTCATCCTCCGGGTTCCCCTTCTGGATCCGCTGCCAGCTGCGCATGCGCCACCAGTCCTCCGACGCAATGACCCGCGCCTCCAGCGCGCTCTTGCCCTGCCGGTATTTCTGCAGCGTGTCCATGGCCTTTCTGGCCTGCTCTTCGCCGATGGCCTTTCGCGCCGTCATCCCGCTCGCCGTGTCATTCTGCATGGTCGTCTGCATCTGCTCTGTCTGCATTGTCCGCTTCCTCCTTCCGCAGGTCTTCCGCTGTGAGTCTTGCCACTTCGTTCTGGATCCCGTCCAGCACAAAGCCCACGATGACTGGCGGCAGCCCCGCCTCGTTGATGGCCTCGATCAGCCGCCCCCGCAGCTGCACCACTGCTTTTGTGATATTCATAGCTCCTCCTATCCGTTATAACTGCTGATTGCCCGGTTGAGCGCTTCCTTGAGCGCAGAATAGCTGTTTGCAAAGTACGTCGCTTCCAGCTTCGTCCCTGCTGACACCGTGCTGACGCTTCCCGCGCCTGCCAGATTCCCGATGGCGTTTGCCGCCTCGTTGTAGATGGCCGCCGTGATCGTCTGCCCGGCGTAGGCCGTCGTGAAGGAAATGCTCCCGTAGCCTCTGGCGGCCCGGACCTCGTTGATCTTCGCCGTCAGCCGGTTCCAGCTCGCCGCCGTCAGGTATGTCACGGCCTTCTCTGCCGCGATATACGCCGCATCGTCGCTCGTCCACGCGAAGGCCGCGATCTGTGCCTTCGTCTCGCCGGATACGGTGTTGGACGTCTTCGAGTCCGTCCCGGCCTTGTTGACGATCCAGAAATAATACGTCGTGCCCGGGTCCAGCCCCGAGACCGTCACCGGTGAGCTGCCGATCGACTGCGATCCGATCGCCGTATAGCTCGTCTTTCCCCAGTAGAGCGTCCAGCTTCCGTACCCGCCGCCGTTTTTGTCCCACGTGACCGTCGCCGTGTTCTTCGTCAGCGTGACCCCGCTGATGTATGGTGCGACTGCCGTGATCTTCGTCTTGTAGTACACGCGCACGGCCTGCCCGCTTGTAATGGGGATCGACTCCGTCGCCGCGTGATTTGTCGCATACCCTTCCGACGCGAGCCTGAAATACTGGAATTCATACTCCTGCGAATACGTTTGGTACTGCGTGCCGGACATGGCCAGGAAGAACGAATTGCCGATCGTGCCGGAGACGGACCCGTCTGACAGCGTGTGCTGCCCGTCCAGGTAGTTGTAGATCGGAATCGTCGTGGTCTTGCTCTGGTAGTAGACCTTGACGGTCTGCCCTTCCTGGATGGGGATCGGGTAGTTCGCTCCATGCTCCGTGTTGTAGTTCTGCGACGACAGCCGGAAGTACAGGAAATTATACTGCTGCGAGTACGTCTGATACTGCGTGCCCGCGGCCGAAATGTAAAACGTATCTCCGATATCGCCTTTGAAGGACCCGCTCGCCAGCTGCGTCAGGTTATCCAGGAAGTTTAGAATGCTGACCGTCGCCTGCGAGGTCGACTGTGCCAGCGTCCGCACGCTGATGGAGTTTGTCTCGGCAACAAGCGCCCCAGTGCTGCTGTTGTAGATCCGCACGCGGCAGATATACAGCGTGTCCGGTGTCAGACCAGTAATGACCCGGTGGGCCGTTGTCGTGCCCGCAGTCGAGTCCGTCACCGTCGCCATGACCTGTCCCGCAAGGATATATTCATATTTCCGTTTGTACTTCGTCGTTGACGACATACCGGATACCGTCAGCGTGATACTTGTCGGCGTACCCGATGCGCCGGACAGCGTTGCCATTCAGCCAGCCCCCTTATCCGAACACCGGCGTAATTCCGCTTACGCCGCCGGAGGCGGTAAACCGGATGCTCCCGTCCGATTTTATCTGCATGCTGGCCGTCCCCGCCGCGTTCTGCAGATACACATCACCGCTCGTCGACCGCACACGCACCGCCGGGCCCGACAGGTCGACCGCATAGGCTGCCGAGCTGGAGGACGTAAACTGCAGACTTCCCTCCGCTCCTCCGATCGTGCCGTTCGAGAAGTTCGTACCCGCGATCTCGAGGCCGTTGTTGATGATGTTGATCTCATCCATGATCTGCTTGAGCTTCGTCTGGATGCTCGTACCGTCGAGCTTCAGATCCGTCGCGTTGATCGTTCCGCCGATCTCAGCCCCCGTGCACGTCAGCTTGCCGTTCGCGTCCACCTTGAATTTGTCCTTGATGGAAAGCCCGCTCGTGCCGAAGTACATGCTTGCGCTGCCCCCAAATTCGTTGGCCGTGCGGTAAATGCTGCTTTCCGAGATCGTCCACGGCCCGAAGGTCGAGTCGGCTGCCGCCGTGATCTTCCCCGACAGCACTGCCCCCGCCGCCTCCAGCGTCCCGGACGGAAAATGGAGCTTCTTGTCGCTTAAATACGCGACCTCCTGCCCGTCCTGCCAGAAGCTCACCCGGTCCGGCGTCACCGTGACCAGCTCGTTCTTCGTCCGGTCAATGACGTTCTCCCCGCCGTCCGTCACCGTCGTCTCGATGTTCCCCACGCCCACGCCGTAGACCGGCACAGCGTCCTTGTAGTACAGCAGCCCCGTCTTGATGTACTGCTGCGAATTGACGGAAAACTGGTTGTTGACGCCCGCTGTGTAGTCATACAGCTGTTTGATGCCGACGGAGTTTCCCTCGATCGTCAGCTGTGTCTTCTCGAGATACTTTCCGAAGTCCGAGATGGCCACATAGCTGCCGGACAGCTTCGTCGACCACGTCTCCGAGTTCGCCGCGGCAAAGTCCGCCGTCTTGATGATGAGCGCTTTCAGCGCCCCGTAGCCCGACAGCTTGGTCTTCTTCTCCGCCTCGGGCAAACTGTCCGCGTCGATGGCCTGCGAGATCTCCGTCAGCGTCGCCTTCGCCGACCAGTCGGCGAGGTTCAGCTGCTCCGTCACGCTGCACAGATACCGCCGCATGCTCTCCAGCTGCTCCTGCGTCGTCTTCCCCGCGATCGACGGGTATGCAAGTGTCAAAGATCCCATTATGCGTCACTCCCTGCCTCTAAAACCCGCGCCAGACTGAACAGCTTCATCTCGCCCTTCCCCGTCAGCCGGAACTTCAGATGGTCACACCGCGCCGGGCGGATGGGCAGCAGGAAGGTCCTGAGGCCTCGCCCCTCGATATGCCCGCAGTGCCGCCAGACTCCATCGGAATCATACTGCACCCAGAAATCAACGAAGGACCCCTTCGGCAGCTGCATCCGCAGATTGATGCGCGAGACGTACTTCTTCCCGACGAGTCCATACGTCATGATCCCCGTCTCCGCCATCCAGCCTACCGAACCTTCCAGCGTCCCGACACTCCCGTACACGGTTTTGAGCGTCCCGTCCTCAAGGAAATACAGCTCATCGTCCACCCGCGCGAAGTCCTCTGCGTGGGTGCTGTCCTCCTTGTGCCACAGGCCCTTGCGCGTGTCGTAGACGAACAGCGACCAGTTATGGCCTTCATCCTCCATGCTGATGAAATACTTTCCTCTGGCGCCGCCGGCGACGGCGTTGTAGTAAAGCGCCGTGCCGAAGCAGCTTCCGATTTCGCTCGGCAGACTCCCGTCGTACACGCAAACGCCCATCCGCGATTTGTAATACAGCCGGTCATCCACCACGACCAGGCTCTTGCTCGACCCATTCTGCACACCCGCGCACTTCTGCACGACCACCTGATGCGCCCCCGTCGCCGACGGATACACCCGATGGAAGCAGTCTTCCTTGAAGAAGATCGGGCTGTCCGCCAGCGTCGCCGCGCCGGTCCACTTCCCGTCCGTGCCGCAGCTCGCGCGCCATGAATCCGTCGACACGCCCTGGTAGCACTCCCAGTTCTTAAAATCGCCCAGCTTGCAGCAGTAGATCTCATTGACGGTCTCGCCGTCCGCCACGCCGTACTTGCAGCCCCACAGCCGGTTCCCGCTCTCGGTGATGAAGTCCATGCTTGGGACCTTCCGCGCCGTCTTCACGGTCCCGCTCGTCACCTTCGTCGTCTCATCGACGAGGCCGACGATCACGATATAGCTATCGCCCACGTCGTAGAGGATCTGGCTGCCGTTGAGCTTTTCGACCTGCTCGTTCCCGGTCAGCCCCGAAAGCCGGATGCCGTCGTATTGCTGAAAGCCCTTCCCGATGCCGTTCGCGGAAAGCTTCAGATACACCGTCGGCACGGATACCCACTGGCTCGTCGCCTCCGCCCACTGCTTGAGCGTGTGGAGCTTGCCGGACGTATCGAGCCAGTACTGGCCATTCGACGGGCTCTCCGGCTGGCTGGCCTGCGTGTAGCTCACCGTCAGCGCCGTCCCGTCGACGAGGCAAAGAGAAATTTCCACGTTCGTGCTCGATGCGTCGACCACATTCTCCTGCCCCATGTACCCGTTGTCCGAGTACTTCTCGGTGTTGAAGTAGATCCCGTCCGGGAAGATGCACAGATATGCGCCCATGGAAATGAGCTGCTTTTCCCCCGCCGAGATCGACACGGACGGCATATACGCCTCCATGGAAGCGCCGTTGATGTACAGCGTATTGTTCTGCACCCAGCACAGCGCATCCTTCGCCAGAATGCCCTGCACGCCCTCGATCGCCTGCGCCGCCCCTCGCCTTGGCCGCGGCGCGAGCAGCGGATACTCGTCCGCCGACAGATTCTCCATGTCGTAAAACTCCCCGTCCGCCATCTCGAGGTTGTGGTTGTATCCGAGAAAGACCTCCGTCATCATGGTCTGCTTCTCAGTCTCCGTCAGTTGTGGTGCCAGCATGGCCTTACCTCCGTTTCATCATGTCCAGCGGATCAAACAGAACCGGCGGTGCTTCTGCCGGTACCGTCGGCTTGATCGGCCGCGACATGCACATATACCGCCATTCGTCCGCGCAGTGATCCTCCATTTTCGTATCCAGATCCTCCACCTTGTGCTCGTCATACATGAGCATCGGGATCGTCCGGATAAACGCTTTGCACCCTGCAAATACATACATTCTCGGGTATCCATCCGGGTCAAACTGTAGCCGGTAGTGGCACTGCATCCACCCCGCAATGCGCTCGTTGTCTCCCGGTGAAAAATATACACCGTATTTCGCTGCGGTCTGCATGATGCTCTCTCCGCGATCCGCCGCCCAGCACGCCGGGTCGGCGACGCCGATGATGTTCTTCCCTTTGAGCCACGCATGCGTCCGCTCGATCCTGCTGATCTCCGCAAACTGCTTGTCCGGGTTCCACTTGACGCCCTCGTTCGGTGTCTTCGTGCATCCGTAAAGCTCCAGAATGCGATAGATCACGCCGTCATAGTCGACCGCCCACCACGCACAGGAAAACGGCTTGCCGTAGCCAAAGTCATAGCTCCTGCAGATCGTCCACCCGTCCGGGATCTCAAACGGCTCAATGACATGCGTCCAGCGCCGGTCTTTGTAGTGTTCCGGATCGTCCCTGAAGTCCTCAAAGAATTGCCCTTCGTAGACGTCCCACCTGCCATACAGCCATGCCTCGCGCAGCTTCGGCGGCAGTGTTTCGAGCTGCTCGATATACTCCGGCTGGATCTGCATCAGGACTTTGTTGTCCTGCACCAGCGCCTGAATGAAGCTGTAGTTTTCCGGCTTCTCTTTGTCCTCAAATCTGCGGTCAATGAACAGGCGCTTGAAATACGCATGTGCCGGGCCGCCCGGGTTCAGCGTGTAGTACGTCCGCTTTGGAAACGGGTTCGTGCCGCGCACGCAGGCGTTGATCTGGTCGATCCACTCCTTTTGCAGCTGCCCGGCCTCGTCAATGAACAGCACGTCGTATTCCGCGCCCTGGTATTGCCCCAGATCTCCCGCGTTGTCGCAGTAACCGAACGTGATCGTCGATCCGTTTGGGAACCGGAAGGTCTTGTCGGTGGTGTTGTACTTCGCGATCCCCGCCAGCTCTTTTTTCAGCGGCTCGATGTGGTTGTTCCGGAGCTCAGGCATCGCGCGCCTGACGATCAGAACCTTGATCCCTGCGAAGTGCAGTGCCAGCAGCTTTGCCTTCGTCCGCACAGCCCAGCTTTTCCCTCCGCCGCGCGCACCGCCATAGGCCACATGCCGGTGATGATCCAGCAGAAACAGCTTTTGCTTTTCGTTCGGTTCCCCGAAGCAGCGCTTTTTCATCCCGCGTAAGCCTCCGCCTCCGCCTCCATCGTGATCCTCTGGCTTTCATCCTTTTTTTCGCCCTCCGCATCCCGTCTGTAGCGGAACCCATACTCCAGCGCGAACTGTGCCCCACGCTGAGAATCCCGGTCAAACAGTCTTTCGGCCGTATATTGTTCCACGCGCGTCTGCGCGCGCGAAATCGTGTCCATAAATTCTTTCCTGGCCTTGTAGTTGTACAGACTTTGCCTGCTGGAAAATCCCAGCGCCAGCGCAAGCCCCGGGATCGTTGGCGGCTTCCGGTTCACCCAGACCGGTGTCCCGTCTTTCTGGTTGAAAACGATGTCCCCGTCCTTATCCCGCAGGATCTCTCCCTTGCAGCTCTCAAAATACGCCTCGATCAGCCCTTCGATCTGCTCCACGGATTCATACTTCGGTTTCCTCGCCATGGCTCACGCCTCCCTTCTGCTTTTCAGCATAGCGTATCCGGAAAATCTTTTCACCCCACGCACGCAGAATGAGCGCATACGGCGTTCCGCATGCGCTTCGGCTCTCATTCTGTTCTTTCGTAGTATCGGAGCTTCGCCGCCGCGATGCTGCACCGCACGTAGTCAAAGCTGGCGCAGTATCGCGTGATGTAGTCTGACGTCTCACGCCGCTCAGGAAATGCGAGCACGCATTCTCCCTCGCAGCGTATCGTCTTTTTCCCGGCTGCCTGCCAGAATGGGCAGATATACTCCCTGTGCCAGTAGTCGCTCGTCCCTATCACCCTTTCGTTTTAAAACCTTACGCATATACAAGGTTTAATTTAAGCGGCTCCCGTTCCGCTTGTGTTCTGATCTTGGGTCGACTACATACTTATAATATTGATACCCGTACTTTGTCATCCGGGCCTCTACGAGGATGTAACCTCGCGGGGCGACGGGCGGATGCTTGGGACTGTACTCGCGCACGGCCTCGGTCGCAGGTTCCGGCTCCGGCCGGACGCAGCTGCGGCTGGCCTTGTACCGGTGCCCGCCGAATTCCTTTTTCCAGTGGCCGTGCAGGTAGTCGGCCAGCGCCTTATAATCCCGGCCGTGGTCGACTTTGTTTCCATTTTCGTCCATGTAATAGTTGTGTTCCCGTAAGTGCCGAACCTCGATCACGCTGCCGAGGCCCCAGATCCTGCCGATCTCATCCTCCGGAATGCCGTCCGAGATCATGTGCAGATGGAACCGGCTTGTCGACTTGCCCTGCCCGTAGACAATCACGATCTTGGCGTTTGGGTATTTATATAGTAGGCGTCGATAGAATCTGTTCCGAATCTTCCGCATTTCGGCAGCAGTATGTACCTCGTTCTCGGCGTCGAGCGTCAGCGTGGAATACAGGCTGGTCGGGCCGAAGTTGGCATTGACGAGCGCTTCCAGCTTCCCCTCGGAGATTTTCCGGTTGAATTCGTCCTGCTCTTCCCGCGTCTGGAACCGCGGCTTCTTCGGCCGGCTGATCTTCGGATCTGTGCCGCCAGCCACCGTGTACACGATCTGCTCGCAGACCCTCCCGGAAAACTTCCGGCGCTTGTGTCTCTTCACCATAGTCTCAGCTCCTCCCATCTCTGCCCGCTCAAAGCGTGGCCGGAAATTCCGGCCATGCGTTCAACTGGCAGTCCCTTCTTCTGTGTACCCGCACGCCGTACACGTACACGTATCTGTCTTTTCGTCCCAGCGGCAGCAGCCCACAGCCCAACATTCCGGGCAGATTGGCCACGGGCCTTTTTTCCCGGCCGGATCTGGACCCGGTCCGATTGGTGTCTCGTCTCGCAGTGTAGCCGGAGACTTCGGCCACATTTCGTCAAGCAACGCGTCTATCCTGCTTTTCAGGCTTCGCAGCTTAAAAAACACCAGCACGCCCAGCGCGATCCACTCCAGTGCGGCAGCAAGCTCCAAAATCTCAATGATCATTTTCTTCTCCTTCCACTCCTTCCAATTCTCCTTCGCAGTATGTACAGCGGCTCGGCAGGCTCTTTTTCAAACCGCCCCTTTTCCAGAGCTCGAAGCACGGTTTCTCCGGGCGGCCGCAGTATGGGCAGCGGTAGACACGGAAGATATCATCCCAGCGCCAGACCATGCGGACTGCGTTTTTCTGTTTCAAGTCCCATCGCCTCCCTCATTGCTTCAACCAGTCTCTTTTCTAGCTGCCCGATCTCCGCCGCAAGCTTCTCCCGCGTTCCTCTCTTGCCTTCTCGATCCGCATTTCCAGCCGTGCGAGCTTTTGCTTTCTGGCGTTCTGTACCTCTGCCGCTACACCGAACGCCCACATCATTTCATCCAGTACGATCTGCACGTCCGCGATCTCCTCGGCGATCTCGTCATAGTTGTCAATCAGTCCGTCCCCAAGCCCACCGCGGCCCGCAAACGTCACCCGCTGCGCCTTGCACAGCTCCTTTGTCAGCTCTGCCATTTCTTCTATTGCAACCGCAATCTGCAAATCATAGCCAAATGTCTCAATTGCAGACCAATAGATGTTTTTTGTGTCTGTCATTCCTGCGCCGCCTCCATTTCCTTGCGCTCCTGCATAAACCCGTGCAGGAACAGCTCCAGCAGAGCGGCGGCGCGGTTGGTCAGATTTGTGAAATCCTTTTTGCTGATCTGCAGTTTGCCGGTCGTAACAACCTCAGTCTCCGGTCGACCAATAATCTGAATTGTCGGATTAGGCACCAGCGTCTTTGCACCGTCCGCCCCCACTTCGAAGAGCGGCGGCGTAGACTGCTCCATGACGATGCGCGGCGGGTATGCCTCGCCGCGGAAACTGACGTCCCAGTACAGATCGTCATAGTCCTTTACAAACTCATCCAGTTCGACCGAAAACATATCCATGATCCCTGCCATTTTGATACTCCCTTCAAATTGTGATGATCTCCCGCCTCGACTGGCGTGTAAATTTGCGTTCCGGGCAGAAGCGGCAGTCGGTGCAGCTCCAGGCGCCGCGGTAGTTGTTGCGCGTCGGGCAGAGTGGGTTGTAGCAGATCCCAGAGCCTGCCCGCTGCGGGCCGCGGCCGAATTTTTTCTTCTTCGGTTCGGCTTTTGGCTTTTTGGCTGGATCCCTCTTGGTGACGAGCGTGGCCGCGCGTTCTTTCCGGAAGCAGCCGCAGCTTTTTGCATGCCCGTTCCGGAGGTATCTGCCGTCCTTGCTGCAGACGGTCCCGCATTTACACCGGCAGATCCAGTGTGCCGTATCTCCTTTTTTGCTGGTATCCCGTGCGATTACATGCAAATATCCAAAATCCGTGCCCGTCAGATCGACTACGTGTGACATTTTTTCACCTCCGGCGGGTATTTCATCATGGCATCCCGGACAAACGGCATGAGGATGATGACGCTGGCAGACACATGAAAGATGGTCGGCGCATTGCAAACGCGGTCAAGCATATAGAGAAACATCTCGCGGAAGGTCTTTCCTTGAAGCATATCGCCGCGATGATGCTCTTTTCTAAACAGCTCAGTTGTCTCTGCATAATCTGCAATCTCGTTGATGATCTCTTTTCCCCGTTCCGTAACAGCCATCTCCGGCTCACACTGGATTTCACCATCCAGCAATTCAGCCATAAGGTCTTTCAGTTCTGCTAATTCTTTCATATTTCTTGATCTCCTGTTCTCCTTTCGTCAGGGGCCGGTCTCCCGGCCCCTATGCAGGGCGGACTTGCACCGCCTGCGCCTGCGCGTCCCCCTGTCGCCGCAGACGAGCTGCCCTTGTCTGCTCAGGCAGCTTTCCATAAGGAGGTAACACGATGCCGCCGGGCGATCCCGACACCCGGCGTGGGGTAACGTTGACGGTTTCCATTCGCGCGCACGTTCCACACGCGCTTTTTATCCCCGGCCCGCGGGCTTGAGGTTTCGCGGGCCGGGTGCAGAGCCGGGGTGATCCTCCCGCAGCCGTCTCATGGCGGAGCGGCCGCGGCCAAAGTCCGAAAAAATATGGTCCCCGGCAGATTGCTGGTCTTAGTCCTCGGGCTGGCTGATGTCCTTGTGCCGCAGCCCGTCGGCGTTCTCGGTCAGCGGCAGCGCCTGCCGCCGCGCGTGCTCATCCGGGTTCCAGCCGCACCGCGCGCAAAGATCCGGCGCGAGCTTTGCATACGGACAGGCATTGCCCTGCTTCGGCAGCCCGCATGCCTCGCGCGGGCTGCTCTCGTTTTTTTCTGGCATGTCAGACCTCCTGGATCTCGATCCCGAATTTGGACCGCATGAATTTGCGGTTGCGCAGATACTCCTTTGTCCGCGTCGGCTTGGACTTCACATCTTCGACGACGAGCTTGCCGCCGAATTTGTACGAAAAGTCCGCCGTGTACCGCACTGCGCGAATGCGCTCACCGGTTTCGGTGATGTAGCTCTCCTGCAAGGTGAACTGCGGCTGCAGGCGCAGATCGGAGATAATGCCAGCCCGGAGCATGACCATCAGCTCGTCATACCGCCTGGCCTCCTTCTGGCTGTCAAAGCGCAGCTCGCCGCGCGTATCCTTCCGGCTGCCATACTTCGTCTTCTCATGGCTTCCCTTGTGAATGGGAGCTGGCGCCGCAGCGCCTGAGAGGTCGATCTGCTGCCTGGCATACAGCTCCCGCATCCTCGGCGGCATGTCCGCCATGGATTCAAACCGCAGTCCGCTCATTCTGTAACTCCGTTTGTTCGCGGTTTTCCGGCTGTGCATCCAAAATCTGCGTGATGATACTCTCCAACTGTTCTGCAGCACGCATATCCCTCGCACCACGCTGCATACTTACTGTGCCTGCAGTCCTTGCACCGCACCACCTCCGCAACGTCGGCGGCTGGCTGACGCAGCAGGAGCGTTTTCACCCGCTGCGGTGTCCAGCGCGGATTTTCCGCGTTGCAGGCTTCAAAATCTGCCAGCGCCGCCTCGCGGCTGATGTATTCGTCAGGCATTTTCTCTCTTCCTCCTCTTCTTCCGACACTCCGGGCAAAACCATCCACGTTTCCCAACGCTCCACCCACCGCTTCTCGCAATCCTCGCGGCAGTAGATTTTGAAACCGTGTGGTTTACCCAGTTATATGTGGCTCCGCACGTATCGCAAGAAAAATAAACGTTATACGCCATCCTTCTTGCCCTCCATTCTTGCCCGCAGCAGCTTCGCGTACATTTTGATCGTCAGCGTGTCCTCGTAGGCCGCAAGTCGATCAACAAAATCCGCCTGGTACTGCACTCCGCTGAAATTTACCCGCCAGTATCCGTCTTTGAAATAAGTCAGTCGTTCCATGTCTCATACTCCTTCTCGATGTATTCGCAGTATGCCATTTCCAGCCTCGCGCCTGCGCTTTCCGCTGCGTCCGGCAGGAAAACAACCGCGTCCGCCACATCGATCATTGCAAAGCAGATCCGCATATAGTCTGCTGGGGCCATGCCCTCCGGCAGCTCGGCTGGGCTGAGTGCTGTATTCCCCCACTTTCCCAGTTCTTCTGCCGCCTTTCGGAATTTCTCCCGATACCCCGGATCTCCGGTGATTTTACCGGCTATGTAAACCTTCACAGCAATTCCTCCACATACCGCCAGCTCTGCGGCGGGCGGGTGATTGGCACCGGTTCTGCTCCGAATTTTGTCTCCCGCAGGCCGGTAAACTCCCACAGATCGCGCGGGTGATCGTAAATTCTGAGGTTGGAAATGTGCCATCCGTAGCCGACGTTGCCGTCCAGATACTTCTCCAGCTCGTCTTTTGTCAGGCAGGCATCTGCAAGAAGCGTATCAAGTGGTGTGCAGTCCATGTTCCAATCGCAGATGCAATATTTCGGCGGTTCACAGATTGCGCCTATTCTGATGATCCTTTCAAAAATGTCGTCGCATACAAACTCGCCGATGACGCCGCCCTGAACCGAACGGTAAATGTAGCACTTAAACGGTGGGTTCATCTTCGGGCGCGTCTTGCGCACCTCAATGGTCTTCCGCCCGTTGATGATCTTCTCACCCCACTCCGGGCGAATGCTGATCAAAACAGCTTTACTCATGCTTGTCTCCTCCCTCCGTCGCTCCCGGCAAGCCTAATTTCATAAAACACCCCCAAAATGTTTTTGCCTTTTTTCCGCTTCTGTGCCCGAACAGTGGCTTCTCTCCGATTGCTTCCCACACTTTTTTAGCCTCAATCTGCACCTCCGACCACTTGAAGATCAAAACCCCATCCGGTTTCAAAACACGCATACACTCACGAAAACCATCATGCAGCATCTGCGGCCAGTTGTCGCTTAGCACACCGTATCTCTTCCGCATCCACGAGTTTTCACTTGCACGCTCCAAATGTGGAGGGTCGAATATCACAAGCGTGAATGTATCATCTGCGAACGGAAGATCCGTGAAGTCGCATTGTATATCAGGGGCTATCACACATTGCCGTTCAGAATCATTCTTCGTGCTTTTCCAGATTCCAGAGTATGATTCGCGCCTGCTATCGCAATACACTGCGGCCGGATGTGTTTTGTTGAACCAGATCGAGCGGGAACCGCACGTAACATCAAGAATTTTCTTTTCCATTGTGTTCCTCCGACGCTTCCGGCAGCGGCATCCAGTGGGTGACCTTCACGTCTTGCCCCCATGTATCAAACCATTCGCCGTATGCGTAATTTGCAATGAGTGCATCCCCGTCAGCATTTAGCGCAAGCTGCGGCATATCATACTCTGGCGTTTTTTCTGTCACGGAAATCCACCGCTTCTTCTCCCGCAGCGCCGCGTTCTCGGCGGTCAGGCGCTCGAGCAAAGCAAGCACCTCTTTGTGCATTTTTTCTCTGCAATCCAGCCCGGCGGGAAATGCCGGACACTTGGCGCTGCAGCTATAGTCTGCGCAGCACCGCAGCTCCTGTATAATTTCCTCGTATGTCATGGTTTTTCCTCCCTCCCCGGCGTAAGCTTCGCCAGCATAATCTGCCCCAGATCCGCCACGTAGACCAGCCGCCCGCGGCTGTACACCATCAACTTCTCGCCGTTCGTGATATCCTGGCAGGCGTCACATACAAATCTCATCCCCGCGCCCCCGGCCGGGTGTCCGGCGTGTAGTGGAGCTTGGTCGCGCTGGCGTTCTGATGGTACTCCGGGCGGGTGAATTTATAGCCCCAGTGCTTGGCGGCGGTAAAAAGTGCCGCATAGCCGTCCTCGGCGCGGACGGTCACTTTCTGGTCTCCATATGTAACGGAAAAGTGGTTCTGACCGGTATATCCAGCCTGTGCGATCACGGCGGGGCGCCGCGGCGCCCGCTCGCCGGGGTAATCGATGCTATTTCGCAATGTGTTTGCGCCTCCTTATCTGGTTGTCGGCATGGACCATCTGCTTTCCCGCTGCAAGATCGGGCTGCAGGCTGTCCCTGTCGCGGTGGTTGACGTCGTAGATGTGGTTCCGGATGCTCTCGTAGAGCGTCCAGGTGCAGCACCCGGCGCGGCATGTGCCGCTTCGGTCCGGGCAGTTCCGGCCGCAGGGCGGCGGGATGGGCCGCATGCGCGGCGCAAAATAATTCACTCCGCTTCCTCCTGTACGTGCTGCAGCCAGGCCGCGAGCGTTTGCAGCGCCGTCTCGCGCTGCAGCAGGTCTTCGATCGTGTCCCGGTCGACGCGCGGCATGCTCTGCAGGATCTCCCGGTCATTGGCGCAGTCATCGGCAAAAGCCAGGACGGCGTCGATGATGTCTGCCAGCTGATCCGGCCTGAGCTCGACCGGGATCTTCGGTTCGTCCATCACAGGATCCCGTAGGTCGTCAGGCCCAGCGCGATCGCGCCGGTCGCGACGCATGCGTCGGTCATCTCTGCGTACCCGGCGATCACCGCCAGCACAAAGGCCGCGCCTCCCAGCCACACGCAGCAGGTCTTCGCCACCCGCCGCATGGCCTCCCGGTACCGCAGCTCCTCCAGCAGCCGCTCCTGCCGCTCCCTGGTCTCTTCCTCCGGCTCATACCCGAGCCGTTCTGCAAGATTGGTTCTCATAGTGCTTCTCCTTATCTTCTTCCGTCCAATTTGTTGACACGTCTCTATTCCCCTCTTATAATGATCGTGTCAATATGAGGGGAGGTGAACATATGACGAGGTCTGAAATTGCGCTTCAGCTCGCGCTTGCCGCGATCGAAAAGGGCAATCTGATCATTACTGATTCGAGCAATGAATCTCTCGGCGACCAGATTGCTGTGCTTTTCAACCGCATCTATCGCGGGCTCGACACTCATTGCGGCTCTGATTCCTAAAACTGCCGCAGCTCATGCAGCAGCGCAGTCAGGACCGTGATTGCGTTGCACGTTTCTGCCTTTCCGGCAGGCGATCCGCCGTTCTGGGCCAGCAGCTGCAACTGCTGTTCCAGTGCGGCGATCGTTTTTTTCTTGAGCTCATCCACCCAGCGCACCCCCTTCCAGATCCAGAATCTTCTCGATCGCAGCCTTGACCTGCTTGCCCTTCCGGGCTCCATTCAGGATCTTGCTGAGATACGTCTTGTCGCAGGGGATCCCTGTCCCCTCGACCTGCGCGGCCAGCCAGTCCTGCGTCTTGTCCAGATCGATCAGCCGCTTGCGCACGGTCTTCCCGAAATTTGTCATGCTGTCTCCTTCTTCGCCTCCTGCATCCGCTTGACGAGCCGCGCCAGACGGGCGTTTTGTGTAACGAGCTTCTGCGCATCCATGTCCAGCCCTTTGCGTTTGAGTCCGTTAATGAGCTGCGCCGCCTGGCACTCACACACCAGCGCCGCCTCGATCAGATCATGCAGCTCCTGCCCGCTCAATGTGAGGGTGTAGGTCTTTTCCTTCCCCATGGGTCAGCCTCCTATCTCTGCACCATCCACCGTGCCAGCTCCGTGAGCGACACCGTGTACTTGTTCCCGATGTGCCGGGCCGGGAACCGCCGGTCGGCCAGCAGCGTCCGCCGGTCGATCCCCAGCGCCGCCTGACATTCCGTGATCCCGATCGCCGCGCGCCCCGGAAACATATCCGTCAGAAGCTCCAGTTGCGGCCGGTATCCTTCCAGCTCTCTCAGCATCCCCTCACGCCTCCTTCTTCTCGTTCATCAGCTTCGCCGCCGTAGCCACGCCCTGCATATAGGCGATCATGACCTCGATCTGCTGCTGGTTCATGTGCTTCATCTCATGCAGCACACCCTCGACCTGCTTCTTCTGTTCCTCTGACATTGTTCTCACCTCGCTCGGTTCATTTCTTGGTTATACGTTAGCATACCTCAGAACCGTTGTCAAGCATAATTTCATTTCTTGGTTATATTTTTTCTTGACATTTCATTTCCGATGTGTTACCTTGTGGCTAGAAGGTGGTGAAAAGCTTGAATACAATCAACGATCGAATCGCTTATTTAATCAAAGACCTTGGTATCACAAAAACGAAATTTGCCGAAACCATCAACTTGAGCCAGCCGTTCGTGTCCGCCGTTTGTTCCGGTTCAAAAATGCCCAGTGACCGCACTATCTCGGATATCTGCCGAGAATTCAATGTTTCGCTTGCTTGGCTGGAGGACGGCGAAGGGGAAATGTACGTCCAGCGCAGTGAAAACGAGCGCATGGCCTTGATGTTTACCGACGTTCTGGCCGAAGCCGACGAATCCACACGCAAACGCGGCATTGCAGCCGCCCTCGAAATGCCCCCGGAGTTCTGGGACAACATCCTCGAATACGCAAAAAAAATCACCGGAAGCAAATAACCTGCTTCCGGTGTTCTTTTTATTCGTCAAAATATACAGAAAATCTCAGGTGCGCTTGACTGCTCCCTGCATTTTCTGTATTCTGGTAGAGGGTGGTATTTATGCGGACGTATGCCGAAACAATGTCTATAATCTGCGTCGTGCTTCTTGTTCTTCTCATCCTTTGCACATCCTGCTCTCCGCGGCAGTACACAAGCGATGACTTGGAAGCAGCACGAACTGAGGCTTACCAAGATGGTTATCGTAACGGATACGACGACGCAACGTTCGGACTCAGTTACTAATATCTCGGTTCCCCATTATTCCGGTAGCCGCTTTTCCGCTTCAAGCAGTCTCCCACACGCCCCCGTTCTTCCAGACCCTCACATTGACGAAAAGGCATATTGCAAAGAGATTGCAGCCGTTCAAAGCAGCCTTTCTTTCCCTCTTTCCAAAGGCAAATACAACCCATACTCTGGCAAGCCCATTCAGACACTTCAGGACTACGAATTCTACTGTCAGTGTGTTGCGCTTCGCCGTATTTATGACAAGAAGTTAGCTTCTGTATCTGCCGTCGTCCAGTCTACGCAGGACGTTCTTTCTTCCGCAGATGCTGTCGTTATGGATTCCCGCAGGAGCGCAGCAATAGCCCGCCAGGAGGCCGCAATCGCAAAGCGTGAAGCCGCTTTATACAAGCATGACGCAGCCGTAGCTAAATCCGAATACGCTGAGTTGAAGACGCGCTTTGATGCTCGGAAAAAAGCTACCCGTCTGGGGTTCGTTGTACTTGTCGCTTTGTTGGTCGGATTTTTTCTGTTTCACGCTATTTCTCGCCCCGCAAAAAGCGCTCCGCATTCCGCTCCTTCTTCTGCATCCGATTCTTCCTCGCGTGAATCTTCTGGTGTTGGCTCTAATCGTCCATCTGGTTATGTATCCAGTGAATATGTCGGGAATAAAAAGAGCCATAAATTTCATCGTTCATCGTGCTCCTATCTTCCTGATGATGATAACCGTAGAATTTTCAAATCCAGAGATGCTGCCATTGACGCCGGATATGAGCCATGCGAGCATTGTAACCCATAACGCCCTGCCGGAACGGTGTCCCGTTCCGGCTCTTATTTTATGATGTTCCGCAGGAATCGCAGGATGATTTTCAGCTGATCCAGTGTGGCCCGCTCTAAAATGTTTTCAATCCGTTCCATCGTCTTTTCCATCTCCGTCTCCATTTCTCCACAAAAACCGCGTTCATTTTTTGTTAATCTTTGCCTCTTGTTCGTGCCTCCCAAAAGTTGTAAGATATAGGTAGGCGTCGCCCGCGCCGCTGGCCGAACAACGGCGCGGGCTTTTGCTTGCGCAGGCGACCGGGAGCCGTCCTTGCGCTTCCAGCGTATGCCTGTTTTTCGTTTTCAGCAACTACCAGTTATGAGAATTTATGAGATTTTTTGAGAAATCCGCATTTTCTGGATTCTCATTTTTGGAAAGGATCGTGGAAACCTTGGAAACCTGTGAAAATCGCATCCGTTCAGAGCGTTTGTCTCGCGGCATGACGCTGAACGAGCTGTCCGACGCCTCCGGCGTTTCCGTCGCCAGCCTCTCGCGCTATGAGCGCGGCTGCGACGTCCCTTCGTCCGCTCTGCACCGGATCGCGGACGCGATGGACACGGACAGCGCCGTGCTACTGGACCAGCCGGATAAAATGCCGCGCATCGCCGAACTTGAGCTGCGGCTCAAGCATGCTAAAGCGATCATTTCCAAGCAGGAACAGATCATCAGCCAGAAGTCCGTCGAGGCGCGGCGCAAGGATGTTTTGATCGGTGTGCTTGTGTGCATCGTTCTCGTCGTGCTTCTGGTGCTCCTCGTCGACCTTTGTAATCCCAATATCGGCTGGGTCCGCGCATAAATAAAACCGCCCCGGCCCAGCGCCGGAGCGGTATTCTTGGAGGTTTTACGATGCCAATTCCCAAATACTACGTCAGGCCGGACGGCCTGCATGAATCCATCATCACAGTCAACGGCAAGCGCAAAGCGTTTCGCGGCAAGACAGACCGCGAAGTCTGGAACAAGATCAAGGCCTACCGCGCCGAAGCCGAGAAGCCAAAGACCGTCCCGTTCTCCGACGTCGCCCACGCCTGGTGGAACGAGATCGAGCCAACGCTTGCGCCGAATTCCCTGCGCAATTATTCCCCTGCCTATGAGCGCGCCGTCGCGCAGTTTGGCCCGGAGGATGTCGCCACGATCACAAGCAAAGAGATTGAGACGTACATCAACCAGTTTGCCAAGACCCACGCAAAGAAGACCGTTATCACCCAGCGCCAGATCATCCGGCAGATCCTGAATAAAGCCCAGCGCGAAGGTTACGTCTCTTTTAACGCTGCGCAGGCAGTTCTTCTCCCGAAGAACCTTCCGCAGAAGCGCCGCCACGCGCCGCCCGCTGATCAGATCCAGAAGATCAAGGACAACCTAAACGACGACTTCGGCCTGTTTGCCTTCCTGATCTATTATACCGGCTGCCGCCGCGGCGAGGCCGAGGGCTTGCGCTACGAGGATATCGACCGGGAGAAGGGCCGGATCTACATCCGCCGCAGCGTCTACCATACCGGTCCGACGCCCCAGATCAAGGAGCCGAAGACTGCCGCCGGCATCCGCCCCGTCCCGTTGCTCCCAGCGTTGGCCGCTGCGCTTCCGCAAAAGGAGCACGGCTATATCTTTTCCAACGACGGCGGAAAAAGTCCGCTCCCCGGCTGGTTCGTCACCGATCAATTTGAAGCCTACCGCAAGCGCACCGGCGTCACCGTCTCCCCGCACGAGATCCGCCACGGCTACGCGACCGCGCTCTACGAGGCCGGCGTGGACTTCAAACTCGCTCAAAAATTCCTCGGCCACGCGCAGCTCTCCACCACCATGGATATCTACACCGACATCCTCGATACCCGCATTGATAAAGTCGCCGCCCAGATGGACGCGGCCTTTTAATTGCACTTTTTTACTGTGTCGGTCACTGTGTTCATACCCGTGTATTTTCGTGCTAGGATATGCTACGTCTTGCTACCTTGCAATTCTCGCAAAAGGTTTTGTTCAATCATAAATAATCCGTCTTTTAACTGCTATTCTACACAAAAAGATAAAAAATAAGACGCAGGAATTTAAATTCCTGCGTCTTTATCTTTGGTGGACCTGAAGAGACTCGAACTCTGAAAAAACACTGTATTTTCAATGTAAATTTGCAAACTGTGTTTATTCTGTGTCCAGTCCCTTTTCTGTGTTCTCAGCTCCTTGCGATATGCTCATAATACGCCATGAGCTTCTGTTCCGGCCCCGGGCCGTCTTTGTCGAGCAAGAACGCCTTTGCCAGCGCGGCGTAGAACTCCGGGCGGTTGAGTCCGAATTCTACGGCGACGGGGTAGTAATCCGAGTACATCATGTTCATGGTCACGCCCCACGCCCAGCGCGGGACCACTGGCGCCTGAATGCCCATGCTCTCGGCCACGGCCGTTGTCTGTTCCATTGTCCAGTGCGGGCCGGTCGTTCCGTCGGCGTTTTGCATGTTGGCTGCCCACTGCATCGCCGTTTCGCGATCAAATGTGGCCGTCTCCGGCTCGTCGTGGTGCCCGTGCAGCTTTTCGAGCCTGCAGATCGTCTTCGCGTACAGTCCGACTTCCTCTGCGCTGCCCAGCGTCACGGGCTTCTCCATGGCCTCGTGCAGCTTTGTGTAAAGCTTTTCGATATATTCTTTCATCTCGTCATGCCTCCTGGATATACCGGTAGAGTTTATCGATATCGTTCTGGTCAAACCGCATATCGCCCAGCAGCGGGACGGACACAGTCAGCTTGTTCTCAAAACGCGGCCTGGCCGCGTTGTAGAGCTTGTCGAGGTCGATGTTTCCGGTGTCGTCAAAGATCTGCATCATCTTGACCGCCGGATTCTCACGCAGCGCAAGAACCTTTTCGCGGCTGCCCTCCATGATGAGCGCCAGCATGATCCCGGCCCCGATGCCCTTGCCACCCGGCAGGTGCGGGATGACCTCGTTATCTGCGTAGCGCATCGCGCCGCGCATGGCCTGGTCGATCGTCACTGTCATTGCAGATTTCCTCCTTTAAGGATGGGGCGGCTATTGCCGCCCCTTTTGCTTAGCTGTTGCAGCACCCGCCGCACTTCGGGATCGGGTTGTAGAGCGACTGCGCCGTCGTTGCGGTTCCGGTCGTGACGTCGGCGACCTGCTTGGGATAAAAGGTCGCGTTGACGTAGGTGACGATGGAGTTGTCACCGCAGCAGCGGCGCTCGGCCTCCATCTTGACCGCATCAAGCGCCTCCTTGCGGACAGACTCGACGTCCTGCTTGACCAGCGTGAAGCTGTCCTCGGTGCGCTGGTTGTGGACGGCCTGCTTGCACAGCGTGTCGCGGATGTCCTTGAGCTGCCTGTCGATATAACCGTACACCTCCAGCATCTTGCCATCGTTGTACGTGTTGGCCTTGAGCAGCGCGATCTCGCTGTCCTTCGCGGCCAGCTTCTGCTCCCGGTCGAGATCGTAGCGCGTGACCGGCATGTTCTCGCTGCACGTCGGCTCCTGCTGCCGTGCGGTGAGCATGGCGGCGACCGTCATGGCAGGCGTGACCGCCGCAGCGATGTCAGCGGCTTCCGATCTCTTGTTCTGGTTGAGGCCGCCCAGCAGATTGCCGAGCCCGCCGTTTGCCAGACCCAGCGCGGCGCCGCCGATGCCAAAGCCCAGCGCAGTCCCCGCGAGTCCCTTGCTTGCGTATTCCATAAAAAATCCTCCGGTAAAAGTAGTAAGCTGGCCAGCTCCTACTCTCATTCTGCCGCTTCTCCGGTTTTTATGGGGGACATTTCCGGGACATTTCTGTCCCATTTGTGGGGACTTTTGTTTTTATTTTTTATAAAATATTTTGAAAGCCTCTTGACATATACGGTACTACAGTATATAATATAGCCATAGACACAAAGCAAAACAAACACGACAAAAAATCGGAGGATGGCAGACATGTTTCATATCGTTTCCGCGTGGGGAGCACAGACAAATCCCCACTATGACCCGGACACTGCAAACAATGGCGGAGGTTACTGGCAGTTTTCCGGCGGTATCGTTGTCGACCTTAACGGCCAGCTTGTCACCGTTGAGGTCGACGACACGTCCTGCGGCGATTTTGGCAGCCGCGTGTATTTTTCCGTGACCGCTGACGGCTTCTGCTGGCGCTTTTCCGACGGCACAATGGACGATGCGTCCATTGACACCCCGGAGGATGTCTTGGGCGTTCTGCGGTCAATCTCCGGCGTTCTTGGCGTGGACGCCGAAGCGCTGATTTCTGCCGCGTTGAATGCGGCGAACATCTGCGCGCGGGAGGTATGCTATGCCGACTGACACCCAGCGCCGCGCTCGCAACAAGTGGGATGCAGAAAACATGTCCGTGATTTCCTGCAAGCTAAAACGGGAGATCGCGGAAACCTTTAAGGCTACGGCGAAAGCCAACGGCACGACCCCGAATGAACTGATCCGCAAATGGATCGATGCGTATATGCGGCAAAACATGCCAGCAGATCAACCTTCGGCCGAAAAAATATGATTTGAATGTAAAAGAGCCCGCCCGGAGCGTAATGCTCAGGGCGGGCTGCTTTGTGCCAGACGGCAGGCGATATTGTAGATGTGCGGCAGGCGGCGGGAGATGGTTTTGCGGTCGATGCCGATCTCGGCGGCCGCGTCCAGCTGCGGGAGCCTGCGCACGATATAAAGTCTCACGATCTGCTGATCGATCACGTCCAAAAGTCCCTCGTCAGTGACGCGCTCCCAGTCGCTGCGCGTGAGGTGTTCCAGCTCCTTCGGCAGAGCCAGCCGCGCAGTTATGCTTTCGTCACTCCCTTCGGCCCGCCGTCCGGCGGAGGGTCACTTTTCCTTGTGCTTCAGCACAGCGATATTGCCCTTGTTGCTGACTTCGAGATCCAGCGCAGCGGCCAGATCGCGCACCTTGACGTAGTTCGTGCCATCTTTCAGGATGCGTTCAACGGCGACTTCCTTGCCGTCCACGATGATCTTGCTCTTTTCGACCACTTCTTTTTCCCCCTCTCCGTTCTTTCCATCTTCGAGTGCCATGACCGTATGGCCCTCGCTTACCAGTACGTCGCCGCGCAGGAGATTGGCGTCTGTCGTCAGGTACTTGCTGCCGGTCAGCAGCTCGAAGTCTCCCGTCGCAGGCCAATCGTGCAGCATACAGTAGGTGGTGCAGGAATTCCCCTGCTTTTTGTAGAGCGCGGCGACGGCCTCGCATCCTGCGGCCACGGCGCAGAGCGTCATGAGGCCGGAGCAGTCCGTCTCCACGGGCTTTGTGATCTTGCTCACGTCCCACTGGACGGCTCTGGCGGCCTCATACGCCGTGTTCCGGTCGCTCATGTCGTAACCGATATTCCGGTTTTTAATCGCTGCCTCGCACGTCTGCGCGGCCCGCTCGGCCTTTTTGCGGCTCTTGTAGCGCAGGACGCCGAGCCAGCGGCCATTGTACCAGCTGGCGATATTCAGCTCCCGCCCGGTCTGGTTTCCTGGCTGCTGGTTGCGTCCTCCGGTTTCTCCAAGACTGGCCTGCCCGATCTTGATGCTCATACCCGCTCACTCCCGTACAACTCGTGGTGCAGCTGCAGCACGGCGGCCTCGATCAGCTTATCGATTGTTTCCACATCAAATTGAATGCCCTTTTCGGCGAGGAAGTTCACAACATACGCCTTTTTCGCCGCGCCGTCCGTCGCGGTGTACAGCTGCTCCGCCGCCTTTACGCCGATCTCAACGTAAGTGCGGAGCGTTTGCAGCTTATCCGCGTCGATCTTCGTCTTGATCCACGGGATCAGAAATGCCGAAACGAGCGCGCTGATGAGCGCGATCACTGCCGAGATGATTTGCGTGTAGTCCATAGCTTACTCCTTTCACGCTTCCACGATGTTGATGCCGTACTGTTCCGCGCAGATATGCTCGATCTTGCAGCCGCGGGCGTTCTTCCAACCCGAGGCGAAGTATGCAACGTCAGCCGTAGACAGCAGTTTCAGCGATTCACCAAGATACCACAGTGGCCTTGCCTCCGCCGGAACGTTTTCAAAGAAGCTGTCAATCACTTCGATTTCATCGCCCATCAGCTCCTTTGCGCAGAAGACCGCATCTTCACGTTCTTTCCGAATTTCATCGTTGGTCTTTTCCTTCATAGGCTGAGAGATAAACAGTTTTTTCATAAGCAAATCCTTTCAATCTTTCAGCACGATCTCCGCGATGCGTGCTGCCGCTTCCGGGCCGTATTTTTCAGCCCATTTATCCATGTACTTCTGCGCGTACTTCGCGCGGTTCTCGTTTTTTGCCTTCCAGAGATAAAATCCGCTGGAAGCTGTTGTTTCAGCCAGCACCGAAAGCGTGATCTCCGTCAGGTCTGCGCCTGCCGCGCAGGCGATGATGAGTGCGAGGCTGACGAGCGCGCTGCAGATCAGCCACTTCTTGCTAAACTCCATTGCGTTCGCACTGCGCCTCCAGCTGGTGCAGGAATTTTTTCACATCTCCGTTCCCGCCCATCTTTTTATACTTCTCTCCAGCGATCAGGCGCTCGGCCATTGGCATCTCTTCTGACATGATGGTCAGGCGGAGAATTGCGAGATACTGCTCGTCCTGATGCTCCTGCATTTTCCCGAGCTTTTTGTCGATCTCGGCCAGGTGCGCCTCCTGCGTTGTGGCCTTGCCGCGCTTTTTCTGTATCGCGCCGACGACGGCGTTGACGACCGCCGTCAGCGCGGACGAGCCGAGCACGGCGCAGACGAGGGTAACGATGATGGTCTTGGTGTCCATGGTGTCTCCCTTCCGCGCTATCAGATCGGCACGAAGGCCGCATCCGTCCACTTTGCCGTCGCGCCTGCCGCGCCCATCCAGACCTTGGTCTCTCCGTTGTAGGCGTAGTAGGCATTCTGGATCAACGACATGCCGGCCTTCCACACGATGGGGTTGTCCGCCGTGCCGTACTTCACGGCCTGCTCAATGTACTCCTGCCGGACGAGGATATCGTTGACGTAGGTATTCCGCCAGTCGAAGCCCAGCTTGTCCGACTGCGTGACGGTCGAGGTGATGCCGCCTGCGGCCTGCACGAGCTTGCCGTCCTTGATGGCGGTTTTGAGCTTTTCCAATTTATCCTGCGTCATAGACTGCCTCCAGTTCTGCAAGCGCGGCTTCCGCCTCGGTCAGCGGGACGGCTGCGCCATGCTGCTCGTAGGTGCCGACCGGCTCATTGCCTTTTAGCGTATGCCCTTCCAGCCGGTACACTGTATCATCCAGCTCCCTGTATTTGTTCCCATCCTCATCCGTCTGCAGGATGGCTTTTTTTGCGCAGAATCCATCTGCTTCGCTTTCCTTGCACGGCACATAGCACCCGTTCTGGTGCAGTTTGATTGGGATTACACTGTCTGCGTATCCGTCAAACGTTCCTTCTCTTGCGACGATATACATGCTTTCCCTCCGATCTTTTCTGCGTATATTTGTTTCAGCCGGCTTGTGCTTGCGGTACGCAGCCGGTTTTTCCAGTAGCCGTTTTCCTGCCCCGGCCATTTTTCATCCGTAAAGTCTTCACCGCAGCCGTTTTTCGTGTACCAGCGGTACAGATCGTTCAGCATTTTTTGCCGCTCGGCACCTTCCTGCGTGTTCGGCCTGAAATGCTCCCATCCGTTTTCAGATGTTATGGCACATATCCGTCTTCCGTCCGGCGCAATCAGAAATCCTCCGTCTTCCGTTACAGTCGTTCCATACCGGAGATTAAATTCCCCATCTATTCCAACTCCACGAAAGCGCTTATATACGATATACTCCATGCGTTTGTCCCTTATACGCAAAAGCCGGGGGCAAAGCCAAGCGAGTAGTTCGCGCTGAAGCCGCCGACCGTGCTGTTAGTGTACACACTCACGAAACTCCCGGAATAGGTGACAACCGGGGAACGGAGCCACCAATAAACGGCTGTGCTTGTCGCGCTGTGATTGTATTTGACCTTGCTGTTTCCGGCGCTGTAATACGAATACTGCGCTTGTTTGCTGGATTCGTTTGTATTCCCTTGGCTGATCGTCCCGAATACTTCGTACTCAGACAGCAAAAAGAAATAGTCCGTTGTCGCTGTCACCGCGCTTGCGGCGCTGCTTTTGCCTGTGTTATTTGTGTACTTCGTCACGGATTTCAGCACCGCGCGGAGCGCTGCTGGGATGACCGCAATGATCGTGCCGGAATAGCTTGACAGGCTTGTGCCGCAAATTTTTGTGCGCATCTGCGACGAGTTCCATCCGCCGGAGTTTGTTGCGCTGCTGTTCATGGAAAAATAGCCCGTCGCGGATACTTCCGAATTATATTTGCTGTCGCATAGCGCAACGTCTGTGCCGCCGGACAGCGCCGTTTTGCCTAACTGGAAATGAATGCGGCTTGTTCCTTCGACGCTGGAATTGTGATTGAATCCGATGATGAACACATATGTCGTGACGTTGGATAATGTCAACGCGCCGACTTTGCCGTTCAGTGTGACCGCCTTTCGGTCGCCAATGCTCCAATAGTTTGCGCCCTGTCCAGCATCAGAAATGTCACGAATGGTTTCCCACGAACTATCGTTCAATTTAGGTACAAATACCAGAGATGTATTATACGAAAATCCAACGTTCACGATATTGCTATTGCTCGTTTGTCCACCTAATGTTGCACTAACCGACCATTCTCCTTCTTCTGGTACAGTAAGCGTGCACGTTCCATTGACCGATGTGCCACTCACAGACAGACTACCTTTTGTCGCGGTAACAGTTGCACCAGATGTCACAGTTACAATGATTTGCAGTTCTGGGCCAGTCTGAATGGCCTGAATAGCTGTCACAAATCCGTCCGGGTAAGCAAGCGAATCCGATATGCCGCCTTTCTCCCGGATAGCTGATGCAACCTTTGTTAGGTCGGTTGTGTTTGTCAAATATTCAGCCATTAAAAGTTCACCCCATTTGCATCTGCTATTGCAACAGCTACCCACGTCCCATTTACTACTCGCAGAAATTTTCCATTGTCTGAAGCCGTGACAGCCGGCACTTCGCGAACCTTGACAGCTCCGGTTTTCCCATTCACGCTCGTCACGGGCGCTTCGACCATCGCAGCCGCGTCTTCCGCGATTTCCTGCGTGATGTTTGCAGGTGACCGCAGACGGCTTTCGTTTCGTCTGGAAAATGGACAGGAAGTTTTGATCGGCGGTACGATCAGCGTGTATGAACGCGATGGCAGATACCAGCTGTATGCGAAGACCATTCAGCATGCGGGGGAAGGACTGCTGGCAGAAAAGTACGAGCAGTTGAAGAAAAAGCTGGAACAAAAGGGATATTTTGCAGAGGAACACAAAAAACAAATTCCAAAATATGTAAAAAAACTTGGCGTTGTCACGGCAAAGACCGGGGCAGCCATTCACGATATTATGAATATTGCAGCGCGGAGAAATCCGTATGTGCAGTTGATCCTGTATCCGGCAAAGGTGCAGGGAGAAGGAGCCTGCGATACGATCGCAGCCGGAATCCGTACTCTGGATGCCATGGATCTGGATGTGATCATTGTCGGACGAGGCGGCGGATCCATTGAAGATTTGTGGGCGTTCAACGAAGAAGAAGTTGCAAGAGCAATTTTTTACTGCCG